CATTAGTATAACTCAGTTTTAAATCCACGCAAGTCAGGCCAAATTAATGAGTATGAATCGGGAAATAAGTCTTTACGGCTTACTAAACCCTTAGATTCCTGTTCTAGCAAAGCCCCCAAATAGACTAGCTTATCGGCTGGAATCCCTGTGTTTTTCCACATAGACACCGCAGGTACGCTAATTTTGCAGATTTTGGCTATTTTGGTAGGGCCACCCAGTAACTCGATAATTTGGCTATCGGTAAACACTTTTTTCTTACGCATTAAGCTATCTTACCAAAAATACAACGCACATTCAAATAGTTTGCACATTTATTTAATTTGGCTTAATATATCAGTACAGCATAAGCTGTTTACTTTTGGAGATGATTATGGATGATATGCAAGAACTTTATAACGAGCAGTTACAAGAGCAAGAACGCCTAAGCATAGCTTTAGATAAGGCAGAAGATGGCGATATGTTGACTTTGGCAGAGATAGACCTAATCAGGTTTCATTGTGGGCTCCCTAACAAGCGTAGGGTTAATCCAGTTTTGTCTGCTATTGCTGATGATTTTTCTAATATTTTTGGGGGGAAACAATGATTGTGACAGGCACAACTACAGAAAAGCGAGAGTTTAAGGTAGCCCCAGTTGGGTCGCACCTAGCTCGTTTATACCGAATTATTGACTTAGGTACACAAAAGTCTGAGTACATGGGTCAAGTCAAAATGCTACGCAAGGTTAAGTTTTTTTGGGAGCTTCATGGGGATGATTTAAAGACCGATGATGGCAAACCCTTAATTCAGACACGCAACTACACGCTATCGCTAGGCGATAAGGCTTCGTTACGGAAGGACTTGGAATCTTGGCGTGGCAAATCATTTACCGATGATGAGTTGCGTGGCTTTGACCTTAGAAACCTACTGGATAAATGGTGCATGGTCACTATTCAGCATAGAACTGCCCAAAACGGCAATACCTACGCTGATGCTGTGGCTATCACCCCAGTACCTTCAATCGTACAGAAAGCTGGCGTACCACAAGGCGTAAACCCTTGCGTTTTGTTTGATTTACAGAAGTTTGACCAAGAGGTTTTTGACAGCCTATCACAAGGCTTAAAAGACCAAATTATGCAGTCAGCCGAATATCGCAACACTTTCAGTAAGCCTGATGTTAATAAGCTACTGCAAGACGCTGCCATAGAGGATGATGTGCCTTTTTAGGGGGTAACCTTTAGGAGTAAGCCATGAACCACATGATTAAAGACTTTATTGACCAAAAATATACAGTCAAGACCTTTCAAGAACGGGGCTACGATGAGGAAGTACCCATCATCGGATTTGCCCAAGATGACTTGGAAACTGTCATTAAGACTGTGGTTCAGGCTTGTGCCGACAGGGTTAGAAACTCAGATGATAGAATCGCAATACTACAGTTAATGTAATGTTTAACAGGGGGATGTATGTTAGTGAAAGAGCATCAAAGTGAGAGTGGTCATTGGTACTTACCCAATGGCAGTCCAGCCTATCGGGTCGTTGGCAAGAATGGCAAAGAAAGAAACACAACTGTCAAAGACGCAAGAGAACATGGCTTATTGCCCTCAGTCACCACAATTATTGGTTGTGCGTCAAAACCCGCATTGGATGTATGGAAACAACAACAAGCTATCCTCGCTGCACTTACATTACCTCGCTTAGAGGGTGAGTCTGAGGAAGATTGGCTAAGTCGGGTTGTATCCGATAGCAAAGAAACCGCCAAGCAAGCGGCAGAACGGGGCACACAGATACATGGGGTCATAGAAGCGTTTTACGAGGGTATTTACATCCCTGAGCTACCGCCCTATGTCCGAGTCGTAGAAAGCACCATAAACGAGCATTTTGGCCCACAGCTATGGGTTTCTGAGAAGTCTTTTGCTAAAGGTGGGTATGGGGGTAAATGCGACCTAATCGCCAAGAACTGCGTAATCGACTTTAAAACGACTGAAAAAGACTTAGATAAGCTCGACTATTACTTTGACCACCAAATGCAACTAAGTGCCTATAGACAGGGTTTTGATATGCCTACAGCTCGGTGTGCCATTGTTTATGTCAATGCCCTACAAAATAAAGCTAAACTAATAGAGATACCTGAAGATGACCTGCGAATTGGGTGGGAATGTTTTACTCATCTTTTAGCCTTTTATCGGGCTAAAAACAAACTATAATGACTACGGGGTGGCGGCAATCCCCCTGCCACAACTCTCTCCTTCACACCTTGAGGGCCACCCCACCTTTTCGCAGGGCGTTAAGCCATCGCAAGAGGATGTAGCAAGTAACGAATTTTGTGGCTTTCTGCGTTACAGGTAACAGCTACCAAATCTGCCCTGTTGCTTTTTACTCTTATACAAGACTTAGGGTAAATACCTATTGTATTAAATGTTAAGTTAGCTTAATATGTAGTTATAGGGGGATGTTATGAAATACAAATTAAATATAGCTCGTGATGTTGACCCAGATGGCGATACAGGATTTGTTTTAAATCTGCCAAATGGTTTTAGATTCTATGACGATTTAGTTCATGTGCGTGGGTATGACACCATGAAAGAACTCAAAGAGTCTGTAAAAAGAGATGTAATCGTATGTGATTGCAAAGATTGTAAATAGGGGGAAACTATGAAAGACTTTTTATTAGGTATGGTTGCAGGTGTGTTGGCGTTTGGCATACCTGCTATTGTTTATGTCTTAAGAACTGGGGGAATATCATGATTGGTACTGTAACGATTGGCGATACGCCTGTTGATGTATATGGCACAGAATTGCCTAGCGAGCCTGCTGTTGGCATCATGGGTAATTATGTAGAGATTGAGGACTTAGAGGTGGGTGGCATTAGTATTTATGAGATGGTCGCTAATAACCCAATATTTGAACAAATCCAAGAAGCAATCAACGATATGGTGAACTCATGAAAGCCTTTCCAACAGTAAATTGGGTTCATCAAAAGGGTATGCCACCTAACCCTGAAGGCATGGACTTGCGTGATTACTTTGCAGCTAAAGCTATGCAAGCCATGTTGTCATGGGAAGATTGTGGCAATTTTAGTGTTTCAAAAGAAGCGTATCAGATGGCAGATGCAATGATGGAAGCGAGGAACGAATGAACCCATTTGTAGCTACAATTTTATTTGTGTTATTTGCAGTAGCCTGTACAACTCTAGGTTATGGTTTAGCGGGGTATCTATGAACATTCCATACAACAACGGCAAAGTACAAATCGGTAAGTATTATGTGCCACCTAAGTACATTGAAACTGACCCCGATATGCTAGAGCTTCAGTCTTATTTGATTTACGACCCTGCTCGTCTTAACAGGGCGTATTGGACAGAAAAAGCCTTGTTAATATTAGGACTCTTTATTGTCTTGATTATTTTCCTCAAGAGCTAGTTTTCTAGACTCCTCAACCCGATTAAGCCAACCTTTAATAAAACGAGCTTGGTCGGGTTTTCTTGCAACTATGCCTTGATAGAAGTCTGCCCTAGCGTCTGAAAACTTTGCAATAAGGTCTTTAGGGTTTGCATCATTAATTACTGCCATAGTCTTAGGCCCGATAACTCCATCAGCCACGCATCCAATCGCCTGTTGTAAAGTCTTAACGCTTCGGCCTGTCCCTGCATTAACGGCAAAATCAAATACCACATAATCTAGTCCTTTCGGTAAGACTTCACAGTAGCTAGGATTCCAATACTTTAATTTGTACATTGGGGCTATTTTTTCGGGGGTTAGAGCCTTCATATCGGCTTCGGTGACAGGATGCCCCACAAATTCTTCCCAAACCCTCTGTGTGACCCCTAAATTGGTTCTGCCGCCTGAGTCAAATTTATCATTTACATAGCCACCTTCGTGCTTCAGAATACGGGCTAAACAGTCCTCAAATCGGCTCATAGCCTAACCATGCGGTTCATTTTTTAGCTTTCATCTCAATAATTTTTTCAGCCGTTCTACCACCAAAATAGGCTAGGAATACGATTTGACCCCATTGACCAAGCAACTGGACATAGTTTTGGTTAGCATCGTAGCCAAAGGCAGACATCATAGCGAATAGGAAATAAGCCCCAAATATGGCGATTAGAGCCATTGGGCGGATGTTTTTGGATAACCAACTGTCACTAGACATATCGGCTTCCCAACGCTTTGTAACCTCTTGGGCTTCGGCTATATCGGCTTGCATCTTAGCCAATTCGCCTTCTTGTTGGAGTTTTACCAGTTCTAACTGAGCTTTAGCCTTTGCTTCAGGGTCGGGGATGAGCTTGTCAATGAGCTTTGTGCCAATATCAAGAATTGCTGTCAATGGAAACATTATTTATAACCCCATACTAAAAAGTAAGCTATTACGCCAGCTACCGCAAAACACCAAAACTGTGCAACTTTAGCTTTGTTTAAATCTTTGTTAAATTCTTTCTGAAACTCTTTTTCTTGCTTCTCTAACTTAGCTTTTAACGCTTCGACTTCTGCCCATCGTTTGCCGTATTTCTTAAGAAAGTCGGCTCTAATTTGTGCTTCTTCTCGCCTAACCCGTTCTTCGTGTTCCCATTGAATCAAGACTCGTTTTAAGAACAGTTCTTTGCGTACTTCGTTTTCTCGTAACTCTCTGCGTCTATCTATATTCCTTTGTACTGCAACATCAGATGCTTCTTTTTGTACATTCTCAATACTTTTAGACAGTTCTTTAGCCGATTGACGGCTTGTATCAAGGTTACTGGTTAGGGTTTTAATCCCTTCGTGAAGTTCCATAGTTTCATTTTGGCAAAGACCACCCATGAGTTGTTAGGTAGGCATAGCCTAAACCAGCTACAAAGACATAAAACAATGTTCGTAGAGAGAACCAACCAAACTGGGTTACTTTCTCGTTTAACCACTCTTTAATGGCTTCTTTAACAATTTCTTTTTCAATCTCGTTAGCCATTTTTCTTCCTGACAGTAGGAGTTTTCTTAACGGCAGGTTTGCGTGTTACTTTCTTTTTAGGCGTGGCTTTTACTTCGCCTTGCCAATCATTGAGTAAAGTTAGCCAATGCACCTTTTTGGTGTAGCCCATCTTATCAAAAACCCAGTCAATGATAAACATTATGGCAAGCTCTCTACATAAGTCTTAGCATCAGTCATTACATTCCCATCCTTTGTTCAGCCTTAAATGTTTCGTATGCTTGGCGAACTTCAGGTGTCCATGCGGCATTAGCAATATCTTTTACTTTTTGTTCTTGGTCGCTAATGTCCATATCAGGAGTTAATACCCAACGATGAAATGTTCTTGATACAAATTCACCATCCCGTTCAATAACTGTAGCTTGACGAACTTGAATATTCCAATCGCTTATTATTTCTATTTGGTCAATGCTTGTGTTTTCTGTGAGTGCCATTTTTATTCCTTAAACAGAATAGGTTATGCAAATTCTAGCTTCAGAAGTGCCGCCCCAAGTTTGTGCTGAAGTTGTAGATACGCTTGTTGAGCCGCCTAAAAATATATTTGCAGTCGTATCGCTATCAGGGATATAAGTCCAAAAATTTAAAACATTTCCACTTGCAAGAGAATTTCCAATAAAAAATCCAGCCGATTGTTTTGAACTACCAGAACCACAAGCAAATGGCAAAGAAAGTTTTAAATATCCAGTTGGGCTAGATACAGAAGTAGTTGAAAGATAGCCTGTAACTGTTACCAATCTACCTACTTTTGTATAAGATAAAGTGTTTGCAGAAAGCGTAATTGAACCGCTATTTTGTGGGATTAAAGTTGCTGTGTAAGTACCTTCTTCATAATCATCTAGCGTATTAGCATCGGTTGATGCGGATTGTGTTGCTGGAAAGGTAATACCAGCACCGCTAGTAGATGGGGTAGCACCGCCAACACCAATGGTTGTAGCAGAGATAAGAGTTCCCGAATTAGTCGTAACTCCGTTTGTGCCGTCTAATGTAATAGGCATTATGCTAACTCCTCATCTGTTGGGCGGGGTAGAGTAGGATGTTCCCACTTTGCTATGTAATCGCCTTTGCCGTCTGAATCGTTTTGAAGTGTGATTACAGTCAAGAAATCTTCAGTTGTAAGGCTAGGATATAAAGCCATGATTTTTTCGTACATTATGCAGTCCTTACCAATGAGCCTTGAAAGAATGTATATGCGTTTGTATAAGCAAGAGTTGGCGATGTTCCTGTTGCATAAACATAAATTTCAAAATAATCTGTTGTTCCGTTTGCGTAAACTAATGTAGTTCCGTTTAAAGAATAAAATGTGCTTGTTTGGGATGTAACAAATTGTCGATAATATGAACCATTTTTATATAATTTAAGTTCCCAATATGAAGTTCCATTATTTTGACCTACACCACAAGTTAATTGGTAATATCCAGCCACATTTGGGGTAAAACGATAATTTGTAGTGCTATCAAAACAATTGGCAGTATCAAATTCTTCTGCATCAAAAACAACTTTAGTATTTGTATTTTGAGTATATGTTTGATTTGTAGTTGTTTTAAAAGCACTAAACGCTGGCATATTACCGCTAACCATCGCTGTTCCTGTAACGGATGGAATCGTAACTAAGTTACCAGTTCCCGATGCTAACTGTAATACACCAGAGTTGTCGGCTTGCTGGGTTAGCCCTGAGGTGGTTGTTGCCGTTATAACACTAGCCATTATTTAACTCCTTTTGGAAAACGAGCCTTAACCGCTTGGACTTTAGCGAGCATTGCTTCGGCTTCTGCACCGCCCTTCCATAACGCATCTAATTGGTCACCGATGGGTGGGTATTCTGCGGCTCGTTTAGCAATATAAGCATGAGCATCAACATAAGCCTGAACTGCATCTTTATCGTATGCGACTTCGTTACCATCGGCATCGTAGGCTACATCGCCACGAATGGTTACTACGGATGGGTTTAGTTTATAGATGGCGTCTGTAGTTCTCATGCCGCAATCTCCATAAGTGTTAAAGTAGATGTAACATTGCTATCATTTATAGTTACATTTGTTCCTGTTCCTGAACCATTTTTAAATTGAATTTTATAAGTAGTTGAAGAAGTTGTCGCTGGGCTATCTAAATAATTCATTGTTGCAGAAACTCCACTTGCTCCTGTTGTATTTGTGTAAGAAAGAGTATTTTCAGAAAACTTTACAATTTCTGTAGAACCTCTAACAATATTGACTCCAACAGAAGAATTTGCACCATTCTTATAAACAGCACTTAAACACGCTATTGCTAATATTTTGCTAGAAGAACTTGTAGGAGTAATAGAAGCTGACAATCCTAAATCCACAAAACTTCCTGAAGTTGTGCTTGTAGAAGTTGAGTAAGTAGCTTGAACCACTTGCAAAACAGAACCAGTTGGTAATGCGGCTTTAGGAATAGACTGACCGCTTGAGCCAGTCGTTAGAATAGTTCCTGATACGGTAGGCAAGGTCAAAGTGGTATTGCCAGCCACCGCTTGCTCTTGAAGCGTACAGCTACCACTCGTTGAACCGACAAGTACAATACTCATTGTTTTACTCCTAAATGTTTGTTTATTTTAGTGGTTTTCATCTTACAATACCACCCATCTCTGACCGCTTGGCACGGTAACTACAGCACCCGCATTGATAGTGATAGGCCCTGTTGACATGGCATTTTTGCCAGTAGTCAGCGTGTAAGAAGTCGTGACAGTCGTGCTGTTTTCTACAAATACCTCATCGCCACCACCGCCTGTTGCACCACCGCCTAATTGACCCCATGCACCGCCTTGATAGCCTTCAAACTGAGAAGTCGTGGTGTTATAACGAATCTGACCATTTGCGGGGCTTACGGGGCGTTCTGCGGTAGTTCCTGCGGGAATTAATGCAAACCCTGTAGAAGTCATTGTCACATTACCAGTAAAGGTAGGTGTCTTAAATTGTGCAAACTCTATTGCATCACCTGCAACAGTACCAGCTACTAAGTTAACAATTTTGTTAGTGTTTAGGTCTAAGTTACCCGTCATTGGGGTTTGACCATCTGCGGCAACCGAATCAGTTAAAGCGGCAGCCAAGTCATTCATGGTGTTATTAGCCCATGAACTTGATATGGTTGTGCCTGTTACTACGGGATTACCCGCAGGTAGTGTATATGTGCCTGACCCGTTTCTACTCATTTTTGCTCCTCGTTTGCACCTGCTTTTGTTGCCCCTTGTAGCATTAACATTTTAGCTAAATTACGGACATCGGGTGACAGTTGTTGCATTTGTTGATTAGTTAATCTGCTTTGTACAGGTTTTGATAATGCAGTAGCTCGCAAAGCTGGTCGAATAGCTCCAGTTGCAAAACCTAAAGCACCTGTTTGAGCATCACCGCCATACAATCCAGCCGTACCAAGACCTAAACTTGCATACAAATCTAATGGACTTGTTTGGGGTATGCTACCCATTCTTTCAGTTGTTTGGGCGGCTGTTGGAAAGGCTTGAGCAAATTGAGCAGATTGTTTTAATTCGCCTGACAATGGCTTGCCTTTAGCTAATTGAGCAGCTAATTTTTTAGCATCAATAGAACCTGTAGTTTGATTTAATGCGTTTTCTACAGAATAAGTCTTAGCTATTAATTGGCGAGCATCTTTAAATTTTTGCAACAAATCAGTTTGTTTGGTGTTAGCAAGGTAGTTTTGAATAGTATCTTCTAATACTTGGCTTGCTTCTTTATTAGCTTTACCTAATGCTTTGTCGCCTGCTCTATAAGCTATATCTGCGTCATTACGCAATACATTAATCTTGGAAACCGCAGAACTTACATCAAAACTGGGTGAGCGTAACGAATCAATGGTTTCAATAATAGGATTGATTTTGCCAGTAGGAAATTGAGCTTCGGCTAATTTTGCATCTTTGTAAACTTTAATATCGTCTAAAGCCTGATTAAATTTAGGGCTAGTCTTAATAGTTCCAGTAGCACCTAGATTTTCGTATGCTTTTCCTGCTGTAGTTCTTAAATTAGTTAAGACTTCGGGGGTAATAACAACATCTTCAGGCAATCCTAAAGACTTTGCGGCTAACTGATTAGTTACTTGTTGGTTTCTAAAACTAGCGTTTTGTGCTGTAGAAATCTTACCAGCCGAGCCTTCAATTAAACGATTTAACAACGATGGTTTAACTTGGGTAGGGGGTATTACATAACCTGCTTCTTGGGCCTCTTTAGCGGCTTGCATTGTGCCCTGTGATGGGGGTGTGCCACGCAATAAGTTAACAGTACCACGAACCGCTTTTTCAACAAATGGGGTAGCTGCACCAGTTAAAGTACCAAATGTGGCGGCTTGTTCACGATTCTGTTGGTCAGGAGTTAACCCATAACCTAAAGTTCCACCAATAGTCGCTTGTTGTCCTACAGCCCTAGCAAAACTTGGTAATTGACCTATTTGTCTAGCAACTTGCGGAATATTAGCAATAGCAGTTGTGGCTTTTTGAGCAGCACCAAATGGTATTAAATAAGAGCCAATTTGCCCTGCTGTAGCGGATACTGGGGCTACACTTTTAGCACCCTCAGTCATTGCTTCACCAACCTCAACCATGCGTGTACCAGCGTCAGGAAACGCCATTTGCGTTAAAGCACCAGCACCTTTAATTAATTCGCCTGTACCGCCTACTAATGCAGGGCCAACAACGCCACTACGACCACCTGTTTGGAGGTTGCGTAGGCTATCTAAAAAGCGTTCATAAGCACCTGATGGTGCATTAGCTTGAACACGCTCCCAATTATCAGAAACAGGCTCAGACTTTGCCGAACTTTGTGGCGAGGATATTCTTTCCCAATCGCTCATAGAATTTTTCTTTTCCTATCAACGCTACCATCAGGGTTTACCCTGTATTCATACAATTTAGGCTGGTAAGGTATTCCTTTTGACCTTAATTGCGACTGTATATCAGCATTTCCCTCTTTTGGTTTGCTAGTAGTTAATTCCATAGGTTTTATATCAACATATTCACGCAAATTCTCAGGCACAGCTTTTTGGGCAGCACGATAATTTGTTTTAATGATTTCCCCAGTAAACAATCGTTGATTGTTATACAACTTGTTAATAGTAGTTCTATCTTTTAAGAACGCATCAAAAGCGGTTGGGTCAGCAATAATTTTTTCTAAAATTCCGTAATCAGGGCCAGTTAAAGCACCTAAACGATTTGCTTCTTTACCTTGTAAACGGGCATTTTCTACAGCACTTTGAATTTCTGCCCTAACATTTGGTTTTAATAAATCAGCACCTTTGTATTTATCAAAAAGGTTTTGTACATCAACTAATGATTTTTGATAGTTAATTGCACCAGTAACTTGTTTAGCATCATCACCAGTTAAGGGTTTTGCTTGGTCTGCTTGCCATTCTCTAGCTTGTTTGCCACTTAAACCTGCTGGTACAGGCGGTGCTTTAAATGGGTCATATTCTTTTGTAGAAGCAACAGTAGGAACAACAGTAGGTGTTACTTGAGGTTGACCTGATGGTTGACCTTGAGGTGCACCTACAACTTGGTTAGGGGTAAACTGAACATTTGCACCATAGGCACTTGTAGGTTGACCTTGTGTTGTAGCACCACCTCTAAATTGAGCGGGAATATTAATATTTTCATCGCCAAAACGAATTTGTGCTTCAGGACTAATAGCAGGCTTACTAATACCAATAAATTGCATCGTTTCTCTTGGATTTTGAGAATTCTCGTCATACCGATAAATTTCAGTATTGCCTGTTTGTTGATTATATTGAGTTACCTCTTTGTATTTTGGCCCTTCCAACATTTTCTTAGCAGAAACTTGTTGTAATACAGGGTTGTAAGCTGTAGAACCAAACAGATAAGCAGCTTCAGGATTTGCACCAGTACGATAGGTCTGAGTAGGTATGTTTCCACCACCTTGAGTTGGGCCAGCTTGTTCAAATGTCTGTTCTTTACCACGATATAAATCTTGAAACTGAGCCATTTCATTGGCATATTGCTGACGCAGTTGTTTAGCTAGGTCTAATGCACTTTTATCGCCTTGTTCAGCCAATTTGGTTGCTTGATATGTTTGGAATAAAGGTGCAGCGTATTGAAAGAAACTAGGTGCAACATAACGCCCACTAACCATTTGACCTGACGGCATCTGCTGACCCTGTTGCATAAGCAACTGAGCCATCTGCTGTTGGCGGTTTAAGGCTTGTTGTTGCTGTAGGATTTCAGGTGGTAAGTTACCGCCTACATTTATCATGGGCATTTGTTGAGCCATATTAAAACTCCTGTGACGCTAACATTCTGCTTTGTTGCGAATACGGGTCTGTACCATATTGCTGAGAAACATTGTATTGGGTATATGGGTTATAAGTTCCCATACCGCCCATTTGCACATCACGAGCATTAATGTCTTGTTGATTTGGTTTTTTGCGTAGCATCATAGCCATAGCCATCGGATTCATACCGCCTTGTACTGTACGCCCTGCATCTTGCGTTAGCCCTTGAGCCTGTTGCATTGCAGCGTTTTGCATAGCTTGTTGATTTGCTATGTTTTGATAGTACGGGCTTAACCCACCTAAGTCTTGGGTTTGTGGCATTTGTTGAATGTATGGGTTGTACATATTCATGGTAATAGTCCGTAATCTACGACTTTATAGCCGTCATCGAGGGTTTTAACTGCATAAGGGAATACTTGCTCTACTTCTTGTGCCATGACTCCAACATGGATACCATCACCTGCTAATGGGTGCGATTTAATTTCGTCTTTGTATTCAAAACTATATAAGGTTAAGCCGTTATCCATTACACCGATTGCTTTAATGTTTTCTTTTAATCTAATATCAGAAAATCCCATCATTGCAGCACCACCTAAACTAAATAAACCTTGATTAAGGTTAGCTTGAGCGGCATTTCTAGCGTTAAAGTCACCCATTTGGGCGTTGTATCCCATCTGTGCAGCACCCAATATATCAGGGCCAGCAGTCGTTGCTTGTTGGGCAGAATTAACAAATTGTGGGCCTTGCACTTGTGCCCCTGTACGAACCGCAGATAAAGTGTTTAATGGCTCGTTTCTGAGGTAGGCTTGCTCTTGCAAAGCAGTCTGACGGGCTTGTTGACCAACGCCAAAACCTTGAGTTGTAGCACCTAACAATAGGTCATTTTCTCTTTGGGCTTGTATACGCATAGCGTTTTCATACGCCTTAGAGCCAATATCGATGCCTTTGTTTGCTAAGTCTTGTGCTAATTGCTCACGCCCCATTTGTAATTGGGGGGCAAGCCGTTGCATATAGGCTTCTTGGTAGGTCTGACTAGGGTTAAACCCTGTCGATGGCAATTTGCTTGTATCAAACGGGGTGTTGAGCATATTCTCAACATAGCCTAGTCCTTGACCAGCAAGTTTGCCTAATCCAAGACTTGTTTGGTTTTGATAATCTAAAAGTTGTTGTTGGGCGGGGCTTAAGGTTTGCGTAGCAGTCCAAGTAGGATTGCCATAAGGGTCAGCACCAGTAATAGCGTAGCTAAGATTGCCATAAGGCGTAACTTGATTGACTCGGTTAGCCGCAGTTGCTTGTCTAGCGGCTTCTAAATTACCAGCCGCAGTTTCTTGTGCAGCAGCCCTGTAATCAGGTGCGGCAGGTGCACTTGGGGCAGGCCCTAATCCTAAAAATCCACCACCACCCATACTATTCTCCCTTGTTTAAAGAGCATCGGATGTTAAGAAACCGACACTCCTCTTTTCTCATAGCCATAATCACCAAATCACCACTCATGTGGGCATCAGGTATTTCAGCTACAACCTTAAAGCCCAAATGTCGGTTTAACTTTAGGGCATCTGTGTTATCAGCACAAATTTGCCCTAGTATAACGCTAACTCCAAGTTTATTAAAGGGGTAATCAAATACCGCCCATATAAAATCTTTACTAGCCCAATGCTCACCAACACTACCAATATGTATTTCACAAGCCTTTGGCATAAAGTTGGTATATCCTGCCACCGCTACCAAATTGCCGTCTTTTAACTGCCCAATACATTGGGTGGTTTCAGGTAGGGGAAAGTTAAGTATCCGAACCAGCCATTCCCCCAAATATCGCTGATTTTCAGTAGTAACAGTTTTCACAGTACCCCGCCACGCTCCATTACAAAGTCGGTTGATGCCCAATGAAACTCAATGCCTTGCGATGCCACATTCATACTAACTGAGCCTGCATAGCCTAATCCTGTCACGCCTTGCCATACTTTAGTGACCACTAAACCACCGCCCCAGTTGGCGTTATCCCATGTATCTAAGTCCCATTCACCCGTTTGTAAGATGGCGGGGTTAAAGGATATTTGGCTAGTTAATTCAACTGTATCAAAATCGGTGCTTAGACCGCATAAAACAGTCGGTAAGCCGTTATCGGTTTGTAGGATAGGGCGTACTAAGGTAAAGCGTTTTTGCTGTCCCCTAGACTCGAAATACGAGTAGGCTTGCTGTACAAAGCCCTTGATGTTAGTCCCTGCATCGGCAAAAGTGTCGTAAAACTTGCCTACAAAGCCAGTTCCACCAAAATACATATCGTCACCGCTAGATTCCCAACAATTAGCGTTCAAATTGGTAAATCTTCCCCATGATTTTGTAATGTTGTGCATGACATACTGTTCAGAACCCCCTGTTACGGGGATATTGACGATTAGCATATTGTGTTTAGCAAAGTAATTCATCTGCCAGCCGTAATTTTGGGCGTAATTGTCGGCAGCTTGGCTAATAGCGTAGAAAATCTTGTCTGTAATGTTTACACGGGGGTCTAGGCGGGTAGATTGTAGTCCTGCCGATAGGGGAACTAGACCATCTTCGGTCAAAAGTAGGATGTCGCCACCATATTTAAAGACGCATTTACGAGCAAAAGTCTGTCCAATGTTCCAAATACCTACTAAAGCCCAATCATTAGGGTTAGATGGGTCAGAACCCTTGTAAACAGCGACTTCTCCGTTACTGGTAACGAATACGGCTAGGTCATCTACCCCGTAGCCAGCGTCAATAGTCCAAGTTCCCATCGCTTGTAGGTAGCCACCCTTTTTAAAGATGCCACCAAGAGGAAACTCGGTTACTGCCCCGTTAATGGAGTCAACAGGCAAATACCAAAATGACAGGCTATTCTTCTCTACAAAATACAGACGCTCTTTAAATAAGTTTACATAGGCAAATGTATTAGAGTTTTTACCTGTAATGTAGTAATTAATCGTATAAGTGCCTACTATGGTCGCATTACCGCTTGGGGCAGTCGCCATCGTATAAGTGAGGGTCGAGCCACCCGTTACAGTAATGCGGTAAGTTCCGTTAAATTCGGCAGGTATCGCCCCTGCGACTGTTATGGTGTTGCCTGTAACAAGGTTATGGGCACTTGCAGTTGTTAGGGTAGCGGTTAAATTGCCCGTTCCACCCCTAGTAATGGTAGAAATAGTCTGTGCTGTAGCTGTTGTAGCACTTCTTGACCATCTTGTACCATCATAAACGACCATCGGGTCAACCCCGTTGACAGCAGGCATAAACGAGCCACCAGCAGTCGTAATCATGGCGTGAATCCACTTGCCATCGGTGTTCCCTGTCAGGCTTGAGGTAGCCGTAGAGGTGCTTGCATCATAAATAATGGTAGCCGTAGAAGCAAAGAGCTTCGTAGTCGTTGGGCTAGAGTAATTCATTAGGGATAAAACAGCCCCAGTAATGCCTGTTGATACTTTAGAGTAACCTTTTCTAAGGGTCACATCCGTAGGCGTAGGAAAGAAGTTGACCATCTGAACCGCATCTAGTGGGTTCATTTCTGCCAAAGAATCCCTTGCGTTCCAACCACCAATAGGGGCTGGCAAGGAAGCTGTAACTGCCCGTCTTTGTTGAGCTACAGCCATGTTATAATATCCCCATATTGTGATAACGGAGATTCTTATGGAAGAATGGCGTGATGTTGTTGGATTTAAAGGTTTGTATGAAGTTTCTAATCATGGAAATGTTCGTTCCTTTAAAAAGAAAAAACTTAAAAAAATTAGCGTTGATAAAAAACTTAATCGACCTTTTGTAAACCTTTGGAAAGAAAACAAGCCATATATTCGAAAACCACATAAACTTGTTCTTGAAGCATTTGTTAGTGTTTGCCCTGAAGGAATGGAAGGTTGCCATAACGATGGAAATTCTTTCAACAACCATGTTGAAAATTTGCGTTGGGATACTCACAAAAATAACATTCTTGATAAGTTTGGACATAACACCAGTAATAGTGGAGAACGCTGTAATTGGGCTAAATTGAAACAATTTCAAGTTGATGCCATTCGTAAGGACAATAGAATTCAACGCATTATTGCGGAAGAATATGGCGTAAAACAAAGCCTTATAAGTCGAATTAAAAATGGCACTCGATGGAAACATCATTAAGTCCCATAGCCAGTGTCTGGGATGTTAGCGTAACCGATAAGCACCTTCGTTGGGTAGGGTGCAAACGACAGATTGGCAGAGCCTTTATCGTTGGCTTTAGCGACATTTAGATAGCGGAAATAGTCTTGTTGCAATGCAGTAGTGTCAAATCCTTTGATTTGGAAATACTTAAGTTTTGTACCTAAAACCATGACTGTATCGTCAAATATGGTTGTATCGGTATCTTGTGTAAAGCTGTTCTTTACTTGGTCGGTAATACTTCTAGCCCAACCTTTTGAGCGGTATTCAAAACCTAAATACTCTTGTGTGTTATATGGTGGCCAAATTTGGAATTTATTGCCTAGAATACGCCATCTAATGCGTGGGCCTGTGGAAATATAACCCGACTTTAGCCATTGCCATTGTTGGGCATCTTCAGGGCCAAGCATCTGCCAATGTTTCGTTTTATCCCAATGCGTATTATCCGTAATGGTTTCAAAGTCATTGGGTAGCGGATATTTGGTCTGTGAAAAGGTAAAAGTCACGCCTGCGTATGTACCACTAGCCAACTGGCTCATCACAATAGTCGAGCTCGTGCCGTTATAGGTTACAGACAATACATAAGTATCTTGGTTAATGCCTGTGCCTGTAATGGAATAATTGCTATTAAGGGCGGTAGCGTCACCAGTAACAATAAGGTTATAGCTTTGGTCGCTAACTGTAGCCCCTACAAAGGTGACTGCATCGGTGTAAAACCGATACTCCAACTGTAAGGCTTGCCAATCATGCTCTTTAACTAAGTCATAGCCTACACGATTCATTAGGGCTAAAACCTGTTGGACATCCTGATTAGTGTTACCCGCAACATAGGTAGGAATAGCAAGGTTTAACTCGCTAGTAGTCTGTTGCACAAGTTGGAGCATCGTTGATGACATAGTTTAGGCTTCCTCTACGGATTCCGCTTTCTTTTTGCGGGGTTTCTTTTCACCAACTGCCGCAAGTATAGTCGCCATCTGTTCTTGCATTAAGGCGAGCTTCGCATCAGTTTCAGCCTTAATTTTAGCAGTTTCCTCGTCTTTTTTGGCAAGTTCTTGCTTTAACTGATTAATTTCTTCTGTGCGTTTTGTGGCTTCTGCGGTTTCTTCGGCAAGGTTTAGGAAAGTCCTAGCCTTATCCCTAAAGGCGTGGGGTGACATACCAGCAATCATACCGATGCGTTGCAGTTGTAAATCCGATGCGTTAGCAATAGATTCAACAGTCATAAACTTAATGCCCCGTAGCTCTTGGGCTTGGGATTGGCTAATTAAAGTCCACTCCTCTACAGGTGTACCTATCATTTCGCTACTAGAGTCTTGGGTTGCCTGATATTGAAGCCATTGGCGAGGAAAACGCTGTTTATGGCTTTCCTGTGCGTAAGTATCAATCTCGGTTAGGCTATCGCCTGCGACCATTATTCGTACAAAGTCGTAATCTTTAAATATTGGTCTGCCAGCTTCGTTGGATTCATGCTCTAGTTTGACTGCTCGTTTGTAGAACTTAACTGCCAAGCGTGAATCTGCGTCTTGAACATCGCTATCTATTGCCATTTAAAACTCCCAAGTGGTTAGGATACTGCGGTTAAAAAGAAAAAAGGGCTACCCAATTAAGAGTAACCCTTTGTTTTTACTACAAAAGTGTATTAAACACTAGCCTTGCTAAACCAAGCTACATCACCTAAAACCAAAGCGGTTGCTGGTGAACGATACGAACCGCCACTAGCCGTAACTAGGAAAGTTGTTGCGTTTACTGTGCAAACTGCGGTAGAAGCAGGGATTGAAGCATTAGCTTGAGCCAATACATACAAACGACCATCGCTACCAAAGGTTTCAGTCCCAAGTGGGCCAATCGCAGGAATATTAACTGCGGTAGAGCCGTTGGTGTAAGAAAAACTTGTATTTACTGGTGCGTTATCTAAATCGCAACCTGCAATTGGAAGTACTGAATATGCCATGATATGTTTCCTTTTAATTAATTGGTCAAAATACCCTGCAACTGTGCGTTGCTAGTGGTTAAATTGCCTGCCCAACCATAAAGTTTAACAATCGCATCTTGGTTGATGGCTTGACGCTCACCACCGATAGGTACGAAATTACGCTCTTTGTGTGGGCGGAAGAAAATGTAATTGGTATTCAAGAGATACATATAGTTGTCATTCTCTTGTTGACCAATACCACCACCAAGAATCACATCAGCAGATGTACCACCACCATAGAACTTAAGGGATGCAAAACCAGCCGCACCGCTTTCTTCGGTAGTAATACGCTGAATAGCTTGTAAACCGCCTACAAAATAGGTGTAGAGGTTGTTACCAGCAATATACAGGTCAGCCTTGTCTGTGCCACGAATCTGCTTAATGGCTGCTTCAGTCATCTTAGCAATCATAACATTAGAAGAAGTTGCACCAGTAGTTACTTGGTTACGCCAGAAAGTCCAGTTAGCACGATTGATACCGCCATAAGTGCCTGTGGATGGGGAAGTAGAAATTGCAGCAGCCAAGCCGTCAATGTTCTTACCGCCATTACCTGTTCCGTCACCATACAAATCGCCTGAAATGCGGTTCAAAAGACGAGCTTCAGAAACTTGCATACGACCATCTAACAGGTCAATGATTGCTTCTTTGCTTGAGTTTTGGAGCATTTCCAAACCGCTCATTGTTACAGCAGCAGCGTACTGAGCAATCTTGAACTGAGCAGCCGAGATTGGGCTATCAGGAGCAATGTTCAATACTTCATATCCGCTATACGAATTAGCGTTGTTAGTGGATGTGTCGTTGTACATGATTTCTTCCAAAATCACATTACCACCTGAGAATGGGCGTACATTACCCTTTGAGTTAAGTCTTTGCAGAATTGCATTGTTCTGCGTTAAGTTATCAGCGAGTTCACCGCTACGACTTTGAATGGTTGTAGCGATAATATCGGTGATTGCTGAGTTAGCAAATGCCATGATATTTCCTTTATAAGTTGATTAAAGCCTACCGCTCTCTGCTTCAGCCATTTGGGCCATCAATAGAGAACGCCTGTCCTTTGCTTCGACTTTCGCTTGTGTTCCGTTAGGAGTAACGGATTTTGGGCTAACAGCCGTTGCTTTAGCTCTTGCTACTTGTGATGCCTTAGATGCTTGCGTAGTCGCTTGTTTCAGGAGTTTTTCCTGTTCAATGCTCCATGCTTCATCGTTCATACGCACCGCTTTGGCGTAAGCCGTTTCAAGGTCTTGGGCCTTACCTAGCTCAAGTAGTTGAGCCATTTCTTCCCTAACCATATCAAAGTGCGGAAACCGCTCCTTGTTACTTCTAACACGCTCAATTTCATTGTTCAAGCGTTGTTGTTCTTCCATCTCAAACCGCCCTTTTATCGTGCTAACCTCTTGATTAACTTGATAAAGTTGTTGCATTAACTGTTGAGTATATGCGTCAACTGGTTGTTGCGGTTCGGTACTTTGATTTAAGTTTACTCCATAATCTTGTGCAAGTCTATGAAACATCTGTACTTTTTGTTCATAGGGTGCTTTGGTCAATACCATGTGGGCACGACCCAAATTGTTTATCCATGCGGCAGGGTGGATTCCTTGTGCTTGGAGTTCGGGGACAAACGGGGTAATTGCTTCCTCAAGAGCCTTTGCTCGTTCCGCTTCCGCTTTATATACGCTAACGCCCTTTTTAAACTCGTTCTCTCTTTGGTTAAGGTATTCAAGATGTTTTTTGCTTTCTTCTTTTGTTAATGTTTCGCCTTTGGCTATCTTATCCCAAAGAGGTAAAAGGTCTTTCTTCCAAGTTGTAGGCTTTGGTATATCGCTAATCTCAAGCTGTTCTTCGGGCTGTTCGGGTTCATCCGCATCTTCTGAAGCAACCTCAATGCTCGTTTCCTCTGCCACCGCTTCATCTTTAGCGACAAACTGTCCCTTCTCATTGCGAGCAGGTTCGTCTTGAGATACTTCCTCTTGCACTTCCTCATGTTCTACCTCTTGGGGTTTACCCTCATCTTGTGGTTCTAAGATTTCTTCTAATGCGGATTCCAACATCTCTCTGCGGTCTGCCATAATTGCTCCTTAACGATAGTTTAATTTAGCGTAAGCAAGCTCGGCAATCTTGCGTTTACGGGTTTCTTGCTCTTTACGACTAAGTTCTATGGGTTTGTGTTGCATAGGGACATCGTTACCTAATTCAATCATTCTGTGCTGTTTTAGGTGGCTTCTGTGGTGACTACGGCTACTTATCCAAGAACCATCAACCTGAGATACATAACCATCAATATCCGACATGACCATTGGGGCTTCTTTGGCGGTCATTTCTTGCTTTTGTTTCCATGCTTCTTCAGCTTCAGGCGTACCCATCTGAAACCCCCAAAAGTCTAGGTATTTCTCTTTATCTGATTTGGTAACTACATGATTGCTTTCTGAGTAACCACACTTAGGGCAAATCATTACATTCTCCTTATTAAATCAGGGACTTTGTCGTATTCATGCGGTCTTAAAGCCACTACCGAATCGTACCAACGCCCATTTTTCCAACGCCAACATACAAATTCTTCTTTAGGCAATAGCACAATCGTCTTAATTCCTAATGCCCCAGCTAGATGTGCTGTACCTGTATCGACTGTCACGATGCCCTTACAGGCTTTCATGTGTTGGGCGGTTTGCATCCAGTTTTTCTTCCAACCATCGTTAGGTAGGGGGTGGAATGGCCCTTCACTCTTAGGATTTAGGGAATAGCAGTTATCGCCCACTAATTTAAGCATTTCACGACTGTCAATCGATTTAATGTAATACAGGCTTTTACCTGATGCTTCCCAGTTCACCCCAATTTTTGCAGGAATATTGCTAGGCGTAGCTTCCAAATAGCCTTCTGAACCAACAATCTTTTTAGTAGTAATTGGGAATAAGTTTTTAACATAAGGTTGGCTGCATGAGATGTAATGGGGCAAAGACATTGAGCCAATCCAATAATCGGCTTCGGTGGCTTCACCCTCATCGGTAGAGTTGGTAATGACATCAATACATTCCATTTGCCCAATAAGGTAGTGCAATGATGATTCTTGTAGGACTATAAGTCGTTTAGCCCCCATGACCTTTAGGGCAGGTAAAAAGCGATAGAACTGCAATACATCGCCAAAACCTTGTTCCATCTGCACCACAATGGATTTGCCTAATAATGATTCCCCACGCCATACAGGGATAGAAAGGGCAGGCGTATAGGGTACTGACTGTTCCCCCATAATGTCTTTATGCCATCGGTATTCAAAGTGCCTAAACCCAGCTTCGTAACGCCCTGCGTGTAAATGGTCGTAGGCTAACCTGTATAAGGCTTTTATGTCAGTAGTAATATGCTTTCCTCGTCATCTAGTTCTGCTAGGCGTTTAGCTTCTAGGATGGCGAGTTCGGTCTGTAACCTTGCTACCTCTTGCCTATAAGCAACCGCTTTTAACAGGTTGGTTTTTTGGTTCTCAAGGTAGGCAATAGACTGCTCTAGTTCTGTAGTATCAACTGGCGGTGTACCAGCCTTAACCTCTTGAATAGATT